CAGAGGACTTCTGACCGCAATCACATCCAATATCCTTGATATTGATGGCAAGCCTCTTACATACTGGCTGGTTGCAGAGGGATTAAAGAGCATCCACGAACAGGGTGCGGCAACAGACAATATCGTACTCGGCGTAGACGCAACCACACTGTTGCAGCTTAACTACGATGCCGGAAAGAACAACTACACTATCGTACCGAACAGCAGAGAGGTAAACGGTCTGAAAATCACAACCGTTATCACACCTCTGGGAGAAGTCGGCGTTGCACTGCTTGATTCTCTTCCGGGCAAGGTTGCTACACTGTTCAATCCTACGATTATGGCACCTGTATATCAGCCTGTACCGGGCAAGGGCAACTTCTTCCTTGAATTGCTGTCTAAGACCGGTGCCGGAGAGACATATCAGATTTTCGGTCAGGTAGGTCTCGACCACGGTCCTGAATGGATGAGTGCTAAGTTCACAAACATTTCCAGTGACCTTCCGAGTACGCTTGCGGCAAATGCAAGTACAGCAACGGCAGTAGCATCGGGGGAATAACTGGGTATAGCCTGAGTGGTAGTTCCGATTCTTCCTCTGATACAACCGTATATACAGAGGAAGAATTATCCGCTATGACGGTTGCAAATATCAAGTCTTTGGCGAGTGAACGAGGCTATACCATTACAAAGACCACAAAGGCAGATATAATCGCTGAGTTTTTAGCACAGCAGAATGCGTAAAGGAGTGAGGGTGGATGGATTTTGAAGTTGCAAAGAAGATAGTCAACGATACTACTCTGAGTGATGATGATTTATCCATCCTTATTTTAAAGGCTCAGAGTGAGGCGTTAAACCACTATTTCTGGAAATTGGAAGATACGCCTACCGATGCACAGAAAGAAGCGTTCCTCAATAAGTATGAGTTTGAAATTTACGACATTATAAAGGCGATGAACTCAGATGATGCAAGGGATGGAGAGGTATCGCATACCGAACTTGGCGTATCAAGGTCGTGGGGCGAGACCGGTAATGTAACCGTCCAAAAGGCACTTGCGAGGATTCCACGAAAAGCCTACGCAATGTAGGAGGATGAGCATGGGAGCAAGACTGAGAGATTTAAGAATCAATCAAGTACCGTTTTGGTATCAGACATATTTAGGGGAAGTGGATGAGGTAGATGAGGACGGAAATCTTACCGGGGAAACGGTAAGGAAATTTTCCAATCCGGTCAAAGCATTGGCGAGGATAAGCCCGAACACCGGGCAATCTGAGAGCAGCCCCTTTGGTGCAGACTTGGATTATGACAAGTCCATATCTACGGTAGTGCGATTGCCGATAGATGAGTATTCACGGCTCTTTATTGACATTGAGCCGGTCATCAATGAGGACGGCACGACAGATACCGAACCGGATTATTACTGCGTTGTTCCAAAACACGACCTCCAGCAGAATGTGTGGGCGGTTAAAAAGATACGGGCGGTGGTGCCACATGAAAGTGTTTAAGTCGGATTTGTCCTATGACGGACTTGATAAGCTGATTGGCGAACTGAAAGACTACAAGGAATCTCTGAATGATAAATGCAATGAAATTGTTCGACAGCTCGAAGAAATGGGAGTTGAGAGAGCACGGTCATTGTGTCCGGTAGACAAGGGCGATGCGAGAGATTCTATTGTTGGTTACATGGATGAAACAAACCATTCGGCAACAATTATTGCCGGTAGCCATTGCATTTATATTGAGTTCGGAACCGGAGTTGTCGGCGGCAACAGTTCACATCCAAGTCCAGAATGGCTTGCGTTCATGTCTTGGGCATACGGAAGTGGAGGAACAATTTTCACTACCAAAGACGGCAGAACCGGTTGGTATTATCCGGCGGATGATGGCACATGGAGATTCACGGAGGGCATGGAATCCAGACCGTTCATGTATGAAACGGTCCAGTACCTCAAGAAACAAAGCGGCAATGTGGCAAAGGGAGTGTTTAAGTCATGAGTGTAAAGGACAATTTCAACAGTTACTACACAAAGTTGTTTACCGGATTAAAGGAATCGTATTCCTCAATCAAGGGTAGCACGGTATATAAAGCCACGCCACCATCGTTCCCACATATATACTTCAAACAAATTGATGGATCCACGGCACTCACAACCCTATCTTCCACGGAAGAGGGGATGAACCTCGGAATTGAGGTACAGATTTATTCCAGCACATCCGCAACGGACGCAAGGAAGATTGCCAACACAACCAGAGGGATAATGATAGGTCTTGGATTCACTTGCAGTTATTTTGAACCGGTTGAGAACACCGGAGATACATCTATCTATCGGTTTGTAACACGGTTTGAAAAACTGGAAACGTAACTCGGTTAATCTCTTGGGCTAGGGTCGCTCCCGAAAAGCATAAGCCTAATGCCTGCCCAGGATTTTAATACTTAGGCAACCTCTTAGGCAAAGGAAAACCATAGGAGGTAAAAATATCATGGCTAAATGTACGAATAAGACATTTTTAATGGTAAAGAAAAGCGGAGCATCGAGCTTTGAAAAGCTGATTGACATTACTCAGTACCCGGATTTGGGTGGTAGCAAAGAGAAGATTGATGTTACCACTCTGTCAGATACAAAGAAACGTACCATCAACGGTATCGAGGACACAAGCGACCTTGAGTTTGCCGCATGGTATGAGAAAGCAGACTACGAAAAACTTCTGGAACTGGAAGAGGCCGGGAAAATCGACACATACCAGTTGTGGTTCGGAGAAGATGGCGAGGACGGCATTTTCGAGTGGTCTGGCTGCATTGCAGTATATCCGACAAGCGGTTCCTCAAATGCCGCAAGGGAAATGTCTTTCTCTATCACGGATGAGGGCGAAGAGGCTCTGCACTATGTAACATCTGCGTCAGACGGAGACTGACGCTAGGAACATAAGGGGGTAGGCAATCCCTATCCCCTTTTTAACAGGACAAATATAAACGAAAGGACGGTTTATGAGTATGAAGATTAACGGTATTGATTACGAAGATAAGGAACTGGATTTCACGAATGTTCTCTGTGATTTGGAGGACATGGACATCGACATTATGAGCATGACCGGCAATAAGATTAAGCCGTTTTCTCTGTGCCGTGGAATTGTATCGGTATATACAGGGGAAAAAGATTTAACTAAATGTGGAAAGATACTGTCTGAGCACCTGCAGAACGGCGGAAACCTTGATGAACTTCTGGATCCGTTCATGGAGGCTATGGAAAAAGCGGGTTTTGGCAAAAAGGCGGAGGAAGAGAAATCTCAGCCGTCCAAGAAAACACCGAAGAAAACCGAGAAGGCAGCGGAAGAACAGGCAGAGTAAATAAATCTGACTATAAAACGTATCGTGAATTTGTTATGAAAGTTCTTTTGCCAAACGCTATGAACTGCGGATGCAATTACGAATTGTTTTGGCATTTGAACCCAAGGAAGTTAGAGCCGTTTTTTGAGGCGTACCGTCTCAAAGTGAAAGAACAGGTCACGATGCAGGATAGTTTCGCATGGCTGCAAGGAGTGTATGTAAGAGATGCTTTTTTGTCATGTATCAACAAAAGCGTCACATATCCAAAAGGTCCTATGGGGCTTAACCAGGATAGCGATTACAGCCGAGACCAAGATACTGAGAGCAGAAGTCCGCACAAGAAAATGTCAGACGGACAGAATTTTGCTTTGTTCATGGTAAAACACAACAAGGCTCTAAGTGCAAAACGAGCAAAGCAACAGAATAATGCTTGAGGGTATGGGGGATAGGTTGACGAACCGAAGATGTTAGTCCGGCATCGTTCCCCCATATTTTCATATATACCGGACTTACTACCACCCACGGACAGGGTATGTGAGGTGGCAAAATGGCAGATACAACAGTTGATAAAGTAAAAATTGAAATAGAAGCCTCTGCCAAAAAAGCCGGGGATTCTATTGATAAGTTAATAGAGAACCTGAGCGTACTGAGAGATGCCACAGGCAATATCGAAACAACAAAACTGTACGAATTGTCAGGTGCAATAACATCATTGGCTGAGGGCATGAAAAATATGCCGAAATCCTCAGCTTTCACAAGCCTTGCAAAAGGCATAGAAAGAATTAACCAGATTGATACCTCTGGTTTAAGCACAATCGCTGATAACATCAGCAGTCTGGCGAATGTGGATGCGGAGAAACTGACGGACCTCTGTATCAGCATGACAGATTTTACGGAGAGCATGAGAGATGTCCCGAGTGCGAAATCATTTGAAAGATTAGCAACCGGTCTCGACAGGCTTAACGGAACAGATACATCTAACATAAGAAACATTTCTGATTCTATAAGCGGTTTGGCAGAAAGTGTGTCTGCATTAAACGCAAGTGGAATCAACGATGTGAGAATCAATGTTAGAACTGGCGGTGCCACCGCAACAGATATGACACCGCAAACAGAAAACACCACTGCCGATATGGAGCAGTTGGTTAATGTCAGCGAAGAGGTTCAAAACGCCGTAGACGGTATGACCGATTCCATGGAAGAAACCGCAAGCTCTGAGAACCAAGCCGGACAAGCTACATCCACACTTGCGGACCGTCTGGGTGCATTGCAGGAAAAATGGCGTGAGATTGAGGACACATTTACCGCAAAAGACATTATCAGTGGCACTATTTACAAAATGAATAGCACTGTAATAAACGGATTTTCCAGTATGGTTTCCAATGTCAAGGGAGCACTCGGAAACCTTGGAAGTACCGTTTCATCGGCGGTGCAGAACATAGGTGCAACCGTACAGTCTATACCGGCGAGTTTGCAATATGCGGCTTACAACATGAAGTCGAGTGTGTCCTATATGGGTACATCTATTAAGGATGCACTTACTCATCCGATTTCAACTGCAATCGGCGGAATGAGGTCACTTGTTCAAGCGGCTGGATCCGTGCGAAATGCACTTGGAAATATCAACCTCAGTGGAGTACAGGGGGCATTATTAAAAGTGGCTCAGATTGCCGGAGGCGTAGCCAAAACGGCATTGCATACATTCGCCAGTGCGATGAGAAAAGCCGGTAACGCAGCAAAAACCCTGATGTCTAAGGCTGCCGGTGCTACTAAGCGCATTGTCTCTATGGCCGCATCACTGAAAAACTCCCATAGTTTATTTGGGAAATTTACAGAGAAGATAAAGGGTGCCGGAACTGCCTTGTCGGGATTGTCAAGCAAACTCGGAAAGGTAACTCGGCTTTTTACCTTTATGCTCCTGAGAAAAGCAATCACAGCCATGTTTGAGGAACTTGGCACGGCTTTTCAGCACTTGGCTCAAAAGAGTTCGAGTTTCAACACACAAATTTCCTCACTGATGGCCGCTTGCAGCAACTTTTCCCATCAGATAGCCGCCATGACAGCACCGCTGTTGGATTTATTCGGACCGGCTCTTACGAAGATTATAAATCTGTTGTCAACGGCAACATCATACATCAACCAGTTTTTGAGTGCATTGACCGGTAAAAGCGTATTCACTTCTGCAAAAAAGCAGAATTATGACTATGCGGCAAGCCTCGAAGATGTAGGCAGTACGGCAAAACAAACAGCAAAGGAAATCAGAGATGCCACAGTAGGCATTGACGAATTGAACATCATCAGCCAGAACGATGATGATAGCAGCTCTGGTGGCGGAAGTACGGATGACTTGGAAGATTGCTATGAGGAAATGGCAATCAACCAGAAGATTCTCGACCTTGTGCAGCAGTTGAAAGATTTGCTGGCAGAACTGTTCCAACCAATGAAACAGGCATGGGATGACTACGGACAGGGCGTTGTAGATGCCCTTAACTACGCATTGACCTCATGTAAAAACCTGATTATCGACATGGGAAAGACATGGGCAGAGGTGTGGCTTAACGGAAGTGGCTACGAATTATGCAGTAACATTCTCCTTCTGCTCACAAGCATACTGAATTGGATAGGAGATATTGCAACTGCCTGGGATGCAGCTTGGAAAGAAAAGGGCGAGGACTATGTGCAGTCTAAGTTCGACAAACTGGATGCAATCCTTTCTCTGATAACAACGATTAGTGA